AGCAAGCGTGCAGCCACGGTCAGGGCTTTGACTGGGATGATGCAGATTACCCAAGACCCAGAGACCCAACAAGTGCTGACTGCAATGGCCATGATGAACATGGAAGGCGAGGGCGTAGGCGATGCAAATGCGTACTTCCGCAAGAAACTCCTGCGCATGGGCGTGGTCAAGCCCACCGACAACGAGACTCAAGAACTTATGGCCGAGATGCAAGGCCAGCCGCAAGACCCGAACGCAATCTACTTGCAGGCAGCAGCCGAGGAAGCGATGGCCAAGGCAGCCCAGGCACGCGCAAGCACCGTCAAGACCGTGGCTGATGCAGAACTGAGCCGCGCTAAAACAGTCGAGACACTGAGCAACGTGGACATGGATTCCCAAGACCATGCGCTGAAAATGATGGCCGACCTTGTACCGCCTGGGCAGTTTGAGCCAACACCAGGAACTACCGTGATCGTTGAGCCAGGAGCCTGACAAATGGCAGAGCCAAGCATCAAAGACCTTGCTTACCGCACAGCGGCAGGCGTGTTTGGTGGCCCTGTTGACCTTGCCACTATGGTCATGCGGCCATTTGGCTACAAAACTCCAGATGAGCAAGTGTTTGGCAGTAGCGAGTACATTGGCAAGAAAATGGAGGATGTTGGGCTTGTTAGTTCAGCACGCTCTCCATTGACCGAGTTCATTGCCTCCGTGGCCGTACCAACGCCAGGTGGCATTGCCAAAGGCGCAGCACTGGCGGCGCCCCTAATCGGCGGCATGTTCGTTGGCAAAGGTGCCAAGACATGGGACGCCCTGGCTGCAGCCAAAGCCAAGATGCTGGCCGACATGGGAACAGACGCACGCACGATTTGGAAGGAAACCGGCACGTGGAAAGGGCCAGACGGGAAGTGGCGGCAGGAGATTGATGATAGTGCGGCATCAATAAAAGATTTTGGTAAAAACAAAGATGAAGCAATGTTAACTGCTTTAGAGCATAAGCAATTATTTAATGCCTATCCTGCTCAAGCGTATACGCGAGCAAGAATAACTAGCCAAACAAATCTTCCACCGCATTTACAAAAAACATTAATTGGTAAAGGCGAAGGAAGTTATAGTTATACTGGATATAACGGTGAACCATTAATTGAAGCAACTGCTTACTCCCCCAAAGATACTTCTGTTATTTTGCACGAACTTCAGCACGCTGTTCAGCAAAAAGAAGGATTTGCAAAAGGTGGAAGTCCACAAGGCCCGTATGCAAAAGGCGAAAGAGATTTTCTTATAAAACAGAATGTTTTGAAAAGACTTTCTCCAATAGACCAAACAAATCCATATGCAAACTCGGCTTACAGAGAAACGCCAGAAGAAGCTCTTTTATCAGCAACACAATATGTTGATAGCGAATCAGGTAGATACGATGCTTATCGACGTTTTGCTGGTGAAGCTGAAGCTAGAGCAACGCAGGCACGCATGAACATGACACCAGAGCAGCGCCGAGCCATGTTCCCAGAAGAATCCTACGATGTCCCGATCAATGAACTTATCATCCGTGACGTAGTAAATGATTGAAAGAATTTGTAAAAAGAGCGAGAATGTAATTAACGGCATCCACCCAGCCGTCCTTTGGGTGAGTTTGATGAGGTCAGAAGATGAATGAAGAAATCGAGTTAAAGGAAATTGAAGAAACCAGCGAAGTTGCTGAAGAGGAAGAGATTGAAGAGGTAATTGTCAGCATTGGCGAGGAAGAACCACAAGCGCAAGAAGAGCCTGCCCATGCGCCTGAATGGGTGCGTGAGTTACGCAAGACGAATCGGGAACTGCAACGCCAGAACCGTGAGCTACAGGGCAAGCTACAGGCCGCACCAGCCGAGGCAAAGTCAATTGTGCTGGGCAAGAAGCCAAGCCTGGAAGAACACGACTACGATGCTGAGAAGTACGAAGAGGCACTGACAACATGGTTTGAGCGCAAGCGGCAAGCCGATGATATTAACGCCAGGCAAGAGGCCGAAGTTCAAAACCAGCAGAAAGCATGGCAATCAAAACTGGACGGATACGGCAAAGCAAAAGCCGAACTGAGAGTCAAAGACTACGAAGAGGCCGAGGCAGTCGCCCAGGAGTTATTCAGCATTACCCAGCAGGGTGTGGTGCTTCAGGGTGCAGATAATCCTGCGCTCGTTATCTACGCACTTGGAAAAAATCCTAAGAAGGCCAAGGAACTGTCCGACATTAAAGACCCCGTAAAATTTGCTTTTGCGGTGGCCAAACTGGAGAAAGAATTGAAAGTCACTAACCGTAAACCAGCCCCACCGCCAGAGCGTGTTGTCACCGGCACTGGCCGATCATCTGGCGCAGTCGATTCGCAACTTGAACGACTTAGGGAAGAAGCAGCCCGAACCGGCAACATGACCAAAGTTATTGCATACAAGCGTCAAAAAAAGGCATAATGCGCAAAACGGGTGTCGCTAGCCCTAAATAGCAGTTGAATGGCCCCCGCCAGCCGATTGGTGAGTAGAGAAAGTGGCAGTAATGCCGTGTTTTTTATTCAACCAATGGAGTTTTTATGAGCAATTCATTTTCAAAGGAAGAGCGCGTTGCGTTCGAGGACATCCTCGAAGGCTTTAACGATGCTCTAGTGTTGTCCCGCAACGTGTCCATCTACAACACCGATGGCTCGATGATGGAACGCACCAACAACGTTATCTATCGCCCCCAACCGTACATCGCCCAGAGCTATGACGGCATGGACCAAACTGACAACTTCACGGCCTACACCCAGTTGTCAGTCCCTGCAACGCTCGGCTTCCAAAAGTCCGTGCCGTTTATCTTAGACGCACTTGAGTTGCGTGATGCTCTGCAAGAAGGTCGTTTGGGCGAAGCTGCAAAGCAGAAGCTGGCATCCGACATCAACATCGCTATCATGAACACTGCGGCTAATCTCGGTTCGCTGGTGGTCACTGTTAGCACGGCAGCCGGTGATTACGACGACATCGCTTTGTGTGACTCGATCATGAACGAGCAAGGCGTACAAGCCTTTGACCGTTACCTGGCCCTGTCCTCACGCGACTACAACGGCATCGCTGGAAACATTGCTGGTGGTACTGGAGGCGCATCTGTCTCGCGTAGTTTCTCGGGTAACAAGTCAAACAATGCGTTTGAGCGTTCTTATGTCGGCATGGTTGCAGGTTTTGAAACCTACAAACTCGACTACGCAAACCGCATCGCTGCGGCCACTGGCGCTGACCCGACAATGAGCACTCTGGCTGCGGCAAATAACTACTATGTTCCTGTTGCTACCTCGACTGCGGCCACCGGCGAAACTGCCAACGTGGACAATCGTTTCCAAACGATTACCGTGTCCAGCACCACTGACCTTCCCGCAGGAACCGCGATTGAGATCGAAGGCGTTGAGGCCGTGCATCACATCACCAAGCAAGGTACTGGATTCTCCAAGACCTTCCGTGTTGTGAGCGTAACTACTTCCACCACTTGCGTTATCACACCTCCCATTATTTCCGCACAAGGTGGAACCGATGCCGAGTTGCAGTATCAAAACTGTATCGTGACAGCAGCCGCTGGTCGTACCATAAACCGCCTCAACGTCGATGCCGCACCGATCAACTGCTTCTGGCAGAAAGATGCGCTCGAGATTCTCCCTGGTCGTTACGCTGTGCCTTCTGATGCTGGTGTCGCAGTGATGCGTGCCTCGACAGATCAGGGCATTGAACTGGTCATGCAGAAACAATACGATGTCAACACCATGAAAACAAAGTATCGTTTGGATACCCTGTTTGGCGTTGTCAATAAGCAACCAGAGATGTCCGGCATCCTGTTGTTCAACCAAGTCCCATAAGGAGTCATCATGAGCTATAACGTAGTTTTTGCACAAGGTACGGCCACCGTTACCGTGCCAGCAGGCGAGAAAATCGCTGTCCAAGCCTACTCAGCAGCAAGCGTGTTCCAAGAAGTTGGTTTCCCCAATTTCCCAGAAGCACAAGACCTGTTGACCGTAGTTAATAACACCACCTTTGTTTCGGGCGCATTCACCAATGCCACTAGCGTGACCATCCAGGCCGGTGCATCGGGTGCGCTTTACGCAGTTGGTGTTTCTCCGGTAATCACTGACGATGGAAACTGGCAACTTCAGGGTGCGCCAGGCAACGTAACTGACGGTGGGTCGATGATTGCCACAGCAGCAGATGTGCTGACTGGTATCGTTACCGCAACTCCGACCACTACCCGCAGCATTCAATTGCCAACAGGTGCAAACCTTGATCTGGCAACCGAATGGGGAATTGGTCAGGGTTTTGACTTTAGCGTCATTACCTTGGCTGCATTTGCTTTGACCATTACGGTCAACACAGGTGTGACCATTGTTGGCTCTGCTGCAACTGCGGCAACGTCTGGTGCATCCGCACGTTTCCGTGCTCGCAAGACAGCAGCAGACACCTTCATTGTTTATCGCATAAGTTAATCAACCAGCAGGCCAGCAGAGATGTTGGCCTGTTCTACATGGAGCTAAAAATGCCAGGACACACAATGGGTAAGAGCGACAAAAAAATGTCGGACGTTATTAAAAAAGAAATGAAAGCAGGCAAGCCCCAAAAGCAAGCTGTTGCGATGGCGTATGGAATGATGAAAAAGCCAGCCGCTAAGACAATGAAAAAGAAATGATTAAGTCAGCCGCAATCGTCAAGACCAAAGCTCTTGCCCCGTGGAAGGAGCTGCGGCTGCAAAAGCGCAAGCTGAAAAAGGCGCAGGCCATAGAACGCAAAGCAACAAAAAAGATTTGTCCATCGCCAATTGGCCGGCGTAAAGTCTTGTCCGAAGTTGTTGATGAAGTTTTTGACATCCCTGTGGACGAAAGCCCAGTAACCCGAGAAGAGATGTTGCAGCAGGCCGAGGCGATTGGATTGAAGGTTGACAAACGCTGGTCAGATGCGACACTGCTAAAACACATTGAGGAACTGCAATGGGTTACACAAAACGACAATTCATAAGCGCAGCCTTTGAAGAAATCGGTCTTGCCTCTTACGTTTTTGATTTACAGCCAGAGCAATTGCAGTCTGCCCTGCGGCGCTTAGATGCAATGATGGCCGACTGGAACGCCAAGGGCATACGCCTTGGTTATCCATTGCCATCTAGCCCACAGGACAGCGACCTGGACGAAGAAACCAACGTGCCTGATTCAGCCTATGAAGCAATCATTTGCAGCTTGGCAATTAGGCTGGCGCCAAGTTACGGCAAACAAGTGATGACGGAAACCAAGACCACTGCAAAACAGGGTTACGACATTCTTCTGCAACGAGCCACATTCCCGCTGGAACAGCAACTTCCTGGAACAATGCCGTCAGGCGCAGGCAACAAACCGTGGAGGGTGTACGACAATCCGTATGTCAGGCCACCTGCTAACCCAGTCAATGCTGGCCCTGATGGGCCTATTGAATACTACTAAGGACAATCATGCCAACCATCAACCAGTTACCCGTACTCAGCACGATTTCCAGCGGCGATCAGTTACCTGTTTACTCGCCCAACAACGGGGATGCGAGGCGCACATCAATCGGCAGTTTGTTGACGTTCTTCCAGCAGAGTTTTGCATCGCCTACGCTGGCAGT